CAACATTCACGTTATCTGTCATTCCTTTTTTTGAATTGACCTTTGCTTCTTCTATGGCTTTACCAATGGCCTCGTATTCTTCCCAAAGTCCTTTTGCATCTTTACCGGCATTTCTTAGTAATTCCTGCTGTGATTTAGTCTGAGCATCTACATAAGCAACCATATCCTTTTGACTTTGACCAAGGAAAGCATTTGCATAGGCCATTTTCATCATAGCATCAATATACGCATCCTTTTTACTTGCAATTATATCAAGTGCCTGGCCTACACTGGTAGCCTTACCAAAGTTTTCACCAAGTCCTTTGTTATATTTATCCAATGCGAGTATTTCTTCTTCATGATTACCCTTAGCAGCTGATAGTTGTACATTCATTTCTTCAACTGACTTAACGGCATCGGCATACACTCCACCACCGTCTTTCATAGTTTTATGAATCATCTGTTGAGCGCTGTTTAAATCATATAATCTTGACGTAAGTGAACGAACTACTTTATCACCTGCAAATAGGTTTGAAGCCCACTTTAATATTTCGGGACCAAATGCTACGAATAAAGCAACGCCTACAGACATTATCCCTGTAAGTCCAAATATTGACTGGCCGAGTAGCTTCATCATCGAAGCAGGTTTTACGTCAGTTTCTCCGGCTTTGAATGCAGCAGTAAGTAATTTTTGCTCAGCAGAAACAGACTTTATAGATTCAGCAAGAGGAATAAGGTTATTTGATAGGGACATAATGAATGTTCTACCAGATATCCCGGCATTCGGTAACTCTTTCAAAATTTGGCCAATATTTATACCCATCATTTTAGTGGCAGAAGAATAATTCCCTACATTACGGGTAAAATTACCGAGTGACCCTTCAGTACTTTTTAGCGCATTTGATTGCTCAAGTATGCTTGCTTGCATTGCTTTACCACCAGCAGTATTTTGCTGTGCTGCCGAAAGTTTACTATAAGCCTTATAATTTAAATCAAATTGTGCCGACAGCTGCTCACGGCTCCCAATTTCAGCATTATTTGCAGCGAGTACCAATCTATTGATAGCATTAGCCTGAGATTTACTCATATTCATTTTATCAACAGAAATACCCTCTTTTGCTAGGATATTGATCATCGTCTGTTTGGCATTCATCAACTCCATTTCGGCCTTAGCTGCTTTCTCTGTATTGGCAATAGACTTAGTAAGTAGGTCAATCTTTACCTGATCAGCTTTTGCAGCTGATTCTTGCGCTTTCTGAGTAGCAAGAATTGCCGATGCACGTTCCAATTCAGCTTTTGCATTTACTTCCTGAGCTTTTGCAAGTTTAAGAGCAGTATCGGCACGAAGCTTTTCAGTTTTTTCAGCTTCCGTTTGTGCTTTCTGAGTAGAAAGAATAGTTTCGTTATACTGCTTTAGCATAGTAGTAATGTCATTTATTCCTTTTGAACTACCAAAGGCATCACTGAAGGCTTTGGCATTAACAGCACATGCAGCTAGATTTTCAGAAGAGCTCTTCAGCTGTTTATCTAAGTCATCAAGCTGTTTCTTGATTGCTCCTTCATCTATAATTCTATCAATTAATTCGCTCATGACTATTTTTTATGTTTGTAAGATGTTCTATTATTTTTTATTGAATGACAAATGTCGTATTCAATCAGTCTTTCGTTTAAACCCAATTTCAAGTTCTAGACCTTCAGATAATCCGATCTCAATTTTTTGAGGCGCATCATAACCGAGCATCTTACTAATACTGTCAAGGCTCTTCTGTTTATCATAGAGCTTAATTTTCACCCACTCTTCATCAACCCACGTCCCGGGTTCTCCGTCTACTCCTTTTTCGTACCGCTTATCACTTTTCGTGCTTATCTCTTGAATGCAGGACTTTTGTTCTTCGGATAGGCTATCGAACCGTTTTAAGCTTATCCAACCCTCACGGAGGTCTGATGCACTAGAAAAGGCTATTTTTTTATGCTCGTTCAATACTCGGAGTGCAGAAATACCGGATGTTTCAGATAAATTTGATTGTAAAATTTTAATTCGTTCCTTAATCTCAGGTTTTCTTAGGTTTTCGCTTCCAATTGAGCATGCAGTTCTTTCGCTGTATCCCGCCTTTATTGCTGCCCTAGTTGCGTTATAATCAATGCAATATTCACTGCAGAATAGCTCTTGCTTAAAGGTTAGTTTTTTTTCTTCTTGAACTACTTCTGACTTTTTCATAGGTGTATTCTTGATCTAAATATGTGTAAAATGTGATTATTATGCTTATAAATAGGGTAATTGTATAATTATTGCAGATAGAATTACTATTCATAACTAACCGGGATTGGCATTATGTTGTCCTGCTCATCGATATCAAATAACTCAATCACATCAGCATTATCCATTGCTTTTTTGAAATCATTCAATGCCCGGACCGCTTTTTCGTGCAGTTGTCGTCGGGTTATTCCGGTTTCTGTACGTACATATTGCCTATAGCAATCTTTCAATTCTTCTTTTGATATCTCAGAGAATACAATGTTTCCATTTTGCGAAATAGAAAGGTAACGCAAAAGGTGCTGCACACCGGTAATATTGCATTTGTCGTGTAATAAGCCGACTGCAGCCCTTAGATTTTTAATCGGAATGCTATCTTTATTCACCTCAGCTTCTATTCCAGAACAAGAATTGTAGAGTATATCTGCTAGGTAATTATTTGAAATTTCTCCTATACCTAATTTCTCAAATTCACATTGAATTTTTGGGCAACACGGCAATACAATAGTATCTAAATATTTCAACTCCTTCTTGATGTTTATTTGATCTTCATAGACTATCAATGGCTTTAGTTCTTTCATCCTAGTGTGATTAATTGTTATAAACTTAAATTGCTAAATTGGATTTTCTCTATTTTTAAAATATAGTATCACTAATTTAAACAACTTGGTTTTCAATACACTTTGGTTAAATTATATTGATTGACAATACTTTTTACTCTATTTGTTATAGTTCTTTTTGGTGACACTTGGATTATGCCCTCTTGAAAGAGTACGGCAGTTAACGCTGTTTCTATTGTTAAGTAAGATTTGTATAGCTGTTTTTTGATATTGTCACATTTATTATAAGTAGATATTGGTTCTTGCATAACAAATACATGGTTGAATACTTCCTTCTCAATTTTATTCATGTCAAACCTTTCAACTATTTTACATAAAGTTTTAAGCTTCTCAAGAATCTCATGAGATTTATCTATCTCAGGTTCTTTTAGATCTACAATTTCAAGTCGCGAATAATCAACGTTGATATCTATAGGCAGCCTGTTGCGATTTTTAAATCGATAGGGTGCTGTATTTGATGTTGCATTCATTTTTATTAATCTGAGGACAAAAAAATCAAGTTCGCAATATTGTTCTTTCCTTGAGTGAAGCAGTTTAAGAAGAGAATCCTCATCCTTTTTTAAAAGCGATAATAGAACCTCATTTAGAACATCGACAGCCTGGTCCTGCAAACCTGCTTGTTCTGTATGAAAAGAAGAGTAGTCCAACCAACGATCATAGCGCTTCTTGATATATTTTTCAATTTCAATATTCATAATGATTTCTTTTAAAAAGGTTTATCTTCGTGTTTGTCGTAAAACTTTGACATTTGACCGTTGTGTTTGAATTCAATCTCACATGTCGGCATTCCTCGGCCTTTAGCAATATCTAGGATTAGCAACCCTTTTGTATTTTGACGCTCATATTCGTCAATATTGTAATACTCGGGTCGCCATAAGAATTCTACAATATCAGCATCCTGTTCAATAGCTCCTGATTCCCTAAGATCAGATAGCCTGGGACGCTTATCAGCTCTATCTTCACAAGTACGACTTAGCTGTGATAAAGCAATTACTGGAACTCCTAACTCTTTTGCCATTAGTTTAAGCGCCCGGGACGTTTGACTAACTTCTTGCTCTCGATTATAGGACCGATTATCATTTTTCATATCTAGCAATTGAAGATAATCGATGTAGATAACATTGCATTTCCCTTGTTTTATCAACTGTTTAGAAATATTTTTAATCTTACGAACCGTTTGATTGCTATTGTCATTAATTTGGATATTTAGTTTCAATACCCGATCGGCACCGGTAC